GTTACATCTGGCCCCGGTCAAGACCCAAGCACAGCTAACAACGAAGGCGTTGTTTACACGATCTGGGTTCCCACTACCATCTCTACAAGCTCTTTGAAGATTGGTACAACTTCTGGTTCTGGCGATTTGTACGTTGGTACTGTGATTTCTGTTGACTCAGACTCATCTGGCGCAGTTGTTGGCTTTACTGCCAACGGTTCTTCCAATGACTTCATCAACTTGAACGGTACAACTACCGGCGGTGTTGCGGGCACATGGATTCAAATTGTTGCAGTTGCTGCTGACAAGTACATGGTGACTGGAAACGTTATTGGTTCCGGCATTGTTGCTACACCCTTCGCAGATTCCTAATCAACCCAAGGGGCTTCGGCCCCATTTTTAAAGGAGATTGATTATGACGATGCAATATGACGTAAAACAGGGACACCTAAACCAAAGTGGTTTTTTTGTTCTTGGCAGAAATCGTGTTAAGGGTATTTCGTTCTTTGGCAGCGGCTCGGATGCCACTTTGGTGTTGTTTGACACAACCACCGCTCCAGTAACGGCCAGCGTGACATACGCTCGTTCCGGCACAACAGTGACGGTGACAAAAGTGGCGCACGGTCTGGTTACAGGCGATGTTGTTGGCATTCACTTTGACAGCAACACAAGCGTTTCCGCAACAGACGGCAACTACACCATTACCAGAACTGGCGCAGACACCTTCACTCTGACTGACATCAACAGTGGCACGATCACGTCTACTGCGGCTTCGTATGTAAGTGGTGGTGGTCGGTGGCTGATGACTTACGAAATAGACGGCACTGATACTTTTAGTAATGCACCCTTTATTCCGGGCGAAGGCGTGTTAGCTACTCAAGGTATTTATGCACTGATGACTGCTATTGATTCAGCGCAGATTTATTATGGCTAAGAGTCCAGCATGGCAGAGGAAAGAAGGCAAGTCCGAGAAGGGCGGTTTAAACGCCAAAGGCCGAGCCTCCGCGAAAGCGCAAGGTATGAACTTGAAACCTCCCCAGCCGGAAGGCGGCTCCCGGCGAGACTCTTTCTGTGCGAGGATGAGCGGAATGAAAAAGAAGCTGACCAGCGAGAAGACGGCAAACGATCCAAACTCACGGATCAATAAGTCTTTGAGGGCGTGGAACTGCGCTGATGGTGGTTATGTAACTGCGGCTGATGGCTGCGCTACAAAAGGCAAGACTAAAGGACGTATGGTATGACACAGCATGACACAGCCAAAGTAGTTGCAGATGGCGCAGCAGTATTGACAACTGTTGGCGTTATGGCTACGTGGCTTCCCCCTTTGGCTTCCCTATTCACAATCGTTTACCTTGGTCTTCGCATCTGGGAGTCGGATACTGTTCGTGAAATAACTAAACGTACTAAGGCAAACGATGCCGTCGACGAGTAAGAAGCAACACAATTTCATGGCGGCGGTGGCTAACAACCCAACGTTTGCTAAGAAAGCAGGCGTCCCACAGTCTGTGGGTAAAGAGTTTAACGAGGCCGATAAAGGCCGTAAATTTTCTAAAGGTGGCGATATGAAAAAGATGAATATGGGCGGGTACGCAGACGGTGGCATGACCATGGTCAAAAAGGGCGACAAAATGGTTCCTTCTTTTGCTGCTGACGGCAAGGGCAAGATGGCCAAAGGTGGTATGGCTAAAATGAGCATGAAAAAAATGGCCAGCGGTGGCATGGCTCATGAAGACGTCAAGATGGATAAGAAAATGATGCAGAAGGCCGTGAACAAACACGAAGGTCGTTTGCACAAAGGTTCAACCATGACTAAGTTTTCCGCAGGTGGTTCCGCCTCTAAACGTGCTGACGGTGTTGCTACAAAAGGCAAAACCAAAGGCACAATGATTAAGATGACTAAAGGCGGCATGGCCTGCTAAGGAAATATCATGAAACGTTTTAACGACGGCGGTATTTACACCGCCGAAATGGGTAAACCACCAACTGATCCAGAAGGTGTCCCATCGGTTAAAAAACCTGCGGCTAAAACTCCAGCCCCTAAGAAACCTGCGCCCCCAAAGGACACAGTGTTTCGTGAAGGCATGCCTGTGCCGCAAGACGTTGATGGTAAGTCTGCCCCTCGTAAATCTTCCCAAGAACTTATGCAGGAATATCGCGCTGAGAAGAAAGGTATTTCAGTTGACGAAATGCGTAAGAAGGCCGGTGCAGAGTACGACAAGAAAATGAAAGCAGGTGAGTTTTACAAAGAAGGCGGTAAAGTTTCTTCCGCTTCTAAACGCGCCGATGGTTGTGCCATTCGCGGAAAGACAAGAGCATAATCATGATCGCCAGCCGTGGCATGGGGGCCATATCCTCAAGCAAGATGCCCAAGGGTGTTAAGAAAGCCCGGCGGGACGATACCGACTTCACGCAGTACAAAGAAGGCGGTAAAGTAAATGCCGCTGGTAACTACACAAAACCCAGTCTGCGTAAGCGGATTGTGTCGCAAGTAAAGGCAGCGGCTACGCAAGGTACTGGCGCAGGTCAGTGGTCAGCACGTAAGGCGCAACTTGTTGCTAAGAGATATAAACAAGCCGGAGGAGGTTATCGTGATTGAATACGCAGGACATATGGGCGATTGCGCCGTTAGAGAAGATGGACCATGCACTTGTGGCACGGAAGAAGTTCTTGAAGAGCTGGCGCTTGAAGAGGCCGGTTTAACCGTTGAAGACTTTGAATGAAAGCCCCACAGCAATCCCTCAAAGACTGGGGCGACCAGAAATGGAGAACCAAAAGTGGTAAAAAATCTTCTGAAACAGGTGAAAGATACCTTCCTTCTGCTGCAATTAAAAGTCTCAGTGCAAGTGAGTATGCTGCGACAACACGTGCGAAACGCGCTGGCAAAAAAGCCGGAAAACAATTCGTAGCGCAACCTAAAGCAATAGCAAAGAAAACGGCAGGATTTAGATGACCACTACTGGCTCGACCTTCTTTAACCTTGACTTCACGGAAATTGCCGAGGAAGCATGGGAGCGTGCGGGCCGCGAGATGCGTTCTGGCTATGACCTGCGCACTGCACGTCGTTCTATGAACCTGATGACCATCGAGTGGCAAAACCGTGGTATCAACATGTGGACGATTGAAGAAGGGACTATCCCCCTCGTACCGGGTCAAAACACATACGCCCTGCCCAATGACACCATTGACTTGCTAGAGCACGTCATCCGTACGGGTGGCAACACAGCGTCTACACAGGCCGATCTCACCATCACACGTATCAGTGTATCTACGTACGCCACTATCCCTAACAAGTTAGCGGCGGGTCGTCCCATTCAGATTTGGGTACAGCGCATGAGTGGTGAAACAAGCCCCACAGGTACAACATTGGTTGGCACAATCACGTCAACTGCCACGACAATCACATTGGCTGACGCATCAAACCTAGCAGGAACTGGCTTCATCAAGCTGGACAACGAGATCATCAACTACGGATACATCACAGGGAATACCCTGTACAACTGTTTCCGTGGCCAACAAAACACAACGGCAGCGGCGCACACTACAGGCGCAACTGTATACAACCCCAACGTACCAGCCGTGACATTGTGGCTCACACCTGATAACTCACAACAGTACACGCTCGTGTATTACCGCCTACGCCGCATTCAAGATGCGGGGGCTGGTGTAGAGACAGCCGACATGAATTTCCGCTTCTTGCCGTGTGTAGTGGCAGGCTTGGCCTACTATATTGCCATGAAGGTGCCCGAATTGATGCAGCGCCTTCCAATGCTCAAAGAGGCATACGACACACAGTTTGACCTTGCCGCAGGTGAAGACCGCGAAAAGGCCGCAATTCGCTTTGTACCCCGTCGTCAATTCCTTGGAAGTGGTGTCTAATGGGAAATAGATTTGCGTCCGGCAAAATAGCCATTGCGATATGTGATCGCTGTGGTTTTCAATTTCGCCTACGCAATCTTAAAGAAGAGATTATCAAGACCAAACGGTTCAACATTTTGGTCTGCCAAGAGTGCTGGGACCCCGATCAGCCGCAGTTGCAGTTGGGTATGTATCCCGTGGACGATCCGCAAGCACTACGCAACCCGCGTAGGGATACAACGTATGTAACTTCAGGCATAAACGCCGGTGGTAACTTGTCTGGTGGCTCTCGGGACATTCAGTGGGGATGGAACCCAGTTGGTGGCGCTCGTAATTTTGACGTCGTTTTAACACCAAACTACTTGGTGGCAACGACATTTGTTGGTACAGTAACGGTAAGTTAAGGAGATCACTATGGCATATACACGATCAGCAGACGGCGTTGCTAAAAAAGGCAAAACCGAAGGCAAAAATTTGGGTAATAGCGGCCCCGCAGTTGGCATTCAAACTGGCGGTAAAGGTCGTTCTGGCGGCGGTAAAACCAATGCGGACATGAAGACCATGGGTCGTGGTTTGGCTAAAATTGCAGCACAAAAGCGAGGTTAATATGGCTACAGTAAACAACAAGCCCGCATCTGCTTACGCCAAGCCACACACTATGAGTGGTAAGAGTGTAACTGTTGCCGAGAATCCCGGTGAAGGCGCTAACCGCAGCAAAGCCGATACTGTCAACATGAGCGTTGGTAACATCAGCAAGTTTGCCGGTGATCAACCTACAAAGACATCAGGTATTATGGTGCGTGGCGGTAAAGCCCAAACCAAAGGCAGAATGGCACGCGGCCCCATGGCCTAAGAGGTAGATATGAACTACACCGAGTTGAAAGCCCAAATTATCGACATCTGCGAAAACAATTTCGAGGATGTGTCTTTGGCTATGTTCACGCAACAAGCGGAACAAAAGATTTACAACACGGTGCAGATCGCCAACTTACGTAAAAACGTAACTGGATCATTGACGGCTTCAAATAAGTACCTCCAATGCCCAACAGATTTTTTATCTGTGTACAGCCTTGCCATTTACCCCGCTGCGGGGGGTGATTATTTATACCTTCTAAACAAAGATGTAAACTTTATTCGCGATGCGTACCCAAATCCAACATCTACAGGCAAGCCCAAACACTACGCTATCTTTGGCCCTCGGTCAGATAATGTAAATGAGTTAACGTTTATTGTTGGCCCTACGCCAGACGCGGCTTATGGGGCTGAACTGCATTACTACTATTACCCCGAGTCTATTGTGACCGCAGGTACAACATGGCTTGGTGACAACTTTGACAGCGCACTCCTTAACGGCGCATTGGTTGAAGCGTTACGATTTATGAAAGGTGAAGCTGCTGATACTGCTGTGTACGATAAGTTGTATCTACAAGCACTGACACTGCTCAAGAATTTGGGTGATGGTAAACAACGCATGGATGCTTATCGTGATGGTCAATACAGGATGCCTGTAACATGAGTAGCATAGTCCAAACACAAACAACAAGTTTTAAAACTGAGTTGTACACGGGCGTTCACAATCTATCTACGAACACGTTAAAGATTGCTTTGTACACTGCAGAAGCAGATTTAAATGAAGCCACCACTGTGTACAGTACAACCAATGAAGTTACTGGCACTGGATACGTTGCAGGTGGTGTGGCCTTAACTGGCGTAACAATCAACTCTTCTGGGTACACAGCGTACGTGGATTTTGCAGATGTAGTGTTTAACGCATCGGTAACGGCTCGTTGTGCTTTGATTTACAACGTTACTCAAGGTAACAAATCGATTGCTGTGTTGGACTTTGGGTCTGACAAGACTTCTACCAACTTCACTATTACAATGCCTGCAAACACAGCAACAGCAGCATTGATTCGTTCTTCTAACTAAGGAGTCATCATGACTATTGAGAAAATTAAAGCCACTGACGTTGTTTCTAGTGGCCTAACTTGTAACACCAAAGCTGGTGAAGCTGCGCAAGCTACGGGCAAATATCACGTTGAGTGCCATGACAAAGACGGCAACTTGAAGTGGACTGCTGAATCTAAAAACTTGGTTGTAAACGTTGGGTTGCAGTACATGGCTGGTACAGCGCTAACTTCAGTGGCTCAAATTACCACTTGGTATTTAGGTCTGTATGGCGCCGGTGCTTCTAATACTCCTGCGGCTGGCGACACAATGTCTTCTCATGCTGGCTGGACAGAGTATGTAAATTACAGTAACGCAACCCGTGTGGCAGCTACTTTAGTAACAGCTACAACCGCTAATCCTTCTGTGGTGACTAATACGGCTTCACCTGCGGTGTTTAACATTAACGGTGCAGGTGGAACTGTAGGCGGTGCGTTTTTAACAAGCGGTAGCGCTAAAAGTGGTACAGCAGGCACATTGTTTTCTGCGGCAGATTTTGGTTCACCCGGTGACCGCGCTGTGGTTAGTGGTGATACTTTGTCTGTGACTTACACATTCAGCTTGGCGGCTTAATATGGCCGCGTGGGGTTCCGGCACATGGGGCAGTAGTGGTTGGGGCGGCTTTGTCGCCTACGACAGCACCATAGCCGAAACCTCCACGGCAACAGATGTAGTTACTTCAGGAAAAATACTGAATGTTGTAGTTGCTGGGGGGACGTGGGGCGATTACGGGTGGGGTCAAAGCTCTTGGGGTGGTGAGGGAGAGTTTGCTACTGCATCAGATGCAATAAATTCAGTAGTTACAACGCTTGTGGGGGTTACTGAAACAGCCACGGCTTCGGACTCTATCCTTACGGGGCACGTAGTTTTAGCGCAAGTTACCGAGGCGGCCACGGGTAGTGATGAGATTACGTCCGTACCTACGTACCCTGCAACGGTAACTGAGACGGCTACGGGGTCAGACGTTGTATCTAGTGTGCCAGTGTATGCAGTGGTAGTAGATGAGACGGCGACAGGAACAGACGAAACTGGATCAAGTTATACGTTCTTTGGCGATGTGCAAGAGTCAGCAACAGGATCAGACGCAATCAGTACAACAACGGTCTTGAATTCATCAGTTGCTGAAAGCGCAACAGGAACGGATACAACTACATCGGTGGCGAGTTTTGCGTCACAAGTAACAGAAAGCGCGGTAAGCGCAGACACTTTAACAGCGGCAGCGGCGTTTATTGCGTCTATTACGGAGTTGGCAACGGGTACAGATACAGTAAACGGACGACCATTCTGGGACATAATTGATGACACACAGAACGCAAACTGGCAGAATATCAACACAGCGTAGCTTAGTGCTACACACAGACAGGAGCATTAAATGACTACAGGCGCAACGGGACAATTAGGTTTAGCTTTACCAGTACAAGGTGAGCTTTCTGGTTCATGGGGTAATACGGTTAATAACGGTATTACTGAATACACCAACATTGCTATTGCAGGCACACTGACGCTGACAAATGATGGCGCGGTAACTCTGGCCAACACAACTGGC